TTCAAAGGTAAAGATTAGAGGAGAACCAACATATTGCATTCTGGCAATGGCTTTTTCCATCAGCACAACGCCAAACTCACCGCCAACCAAGCCCGTGATATGCCCAGCATCAGGTATGTCTTGGAAGTCAGCTTGATTGCTGCCGATAGTCCAGCTTGTAGCGTCGTTAATAGCAGACCAGCGCACCCGACTGCGATGCGTTGCTGAACTATAGGTAACATTTGCTGTCACAACAAAATCACGAATAACGGCTAAATGCCTTGCAGCAGGCGCACCGCTTATGGCCGAAAAGGCGCTGTCAGTGCCAATGGTAAAACCCTGCAAAACATCGCTGTCAGAACCAGCAGCAATAACTTCATCGCCAAACCTGACAAAATCCCAATACATATCACTGGTCATGGTGTAACCAGTGTTGGTACTGGCTAGACTAAAGTCAGAGTTGTCGAGCTTGTAAAGCTTACCCTGATCACCAGCAAAAGTAGTCACTGTGCCATCTGTTGCCTTCGTGGCGTATATACCGCGCAGCCTGTTTGTGGCAGCAGCAGAAACCTCTGTTAAGCTGGCAAACGGGCGATAGCCACGCGCAGCAGGTATAACATTGGTTGCAATCGTAGCGCCGGGGTTTTGAAAATCCGACTGATCAGGTAGCCATTCGCCAAAAGGTATCATTGATTAAGCCAATTCTCTGAGCCAGCGCTTTGCTGGACAAATGCAATATTAGATGCGGCCAAGTCTGACCAAGTTTCACTGCCAGCCGACACATCTGACCAAGCCTCGCCGCCTACAGAAATGTCAGACCAAGCCTCACCACCAGCAGCAATATCGCCCCACGCCTCGCCTAGCTTTTCAGCAATCAAGCTTGTCGTGATAGCAATGCTTTCAGCGCCCGCCATCCCAATGGTAAACTCAGCACTAGCCTCAGCCGTAAGAGCAATGCTTTCAGCAGCGCTGGTGCTAAGCACAGCCTTTTGCTCAGCCACAGTGGTCAGCGCCAAGTCTACAGCAGCGCTTGCAAGCTGTACTCTTTCAGCAGCGCCCGTGGCTGTAATCGCAACGCTGGCAGAACCAGCCATAGACACAGTAAAGCGAGCCGTTGCAGCAACAGATGCAGCGCCCGTAACACTAGCCGAAACGCCATGCACCAAGGTTGCGCTACTGCTTTGCGTAACGGCCAAACTAGCCGTGGCGCTAATGGTTCTAACTTTTGTTGCAACAGAAGTTGCCGAAGCACTAACAGAAGCCGTGCCTGTTGTTTCAAACAGGTTTAGATTGTCTAGCTGCTCAAGCGTACCAAAGGCATCAAGCGCATCCATAGACCCCCAAGCATCGAGCTGCTCAAGGGTAGGGCCAAGTATCTCAGCCATGTTATGCTGCCGTTATATCTAGGTCTCCCGCCGCCACCCGCAGAATATCGCCAGTAGCAATGGTCTTTGACGCAGAGAAAGCGCCGTGGATTAGCAAGTTGCCAGAAGATGACGCATCGTAAACGCCAAAATGGCTAATGGTTCCCCAGCTACCAGTTGCAGCCGCAAACTCTACAGCAGCGCTGTTATCGGTTGTGCCGCCAGAAGCAGCATCAAAGTTTATCGCCACGCGAGAATAGTTATTGCCGCTAAGCTCTGTGCCTGAGGCATCATCGCCCAAGCTTCCCGTGCTAAGCCCAAGATAGGCCTGCGATGGGAATGTATAAGCCGAAGTGCCTAACACATGATCAAGCACCTTGTTTTCTAAATAGTCGGACATTGCTGACATAGGTTAAGCTCCTGAGTAATCCGATTTCATTGCCAAAGGCCCACCGTAAAATGCTTTCTCGCTGTCCTTCTTTATTTCTTCCATCGCCCTTGTGAACAAAGCGTCATACTGATTGGCCCTAGCCTCATCCATCAGGAACATATGAGCAGCAAAAAGTGACCCATAAAGGTAAGTATCAGGGTGGCGGGTAAGCACAGTATTGGTGGTGTTGCTGTCAGATAAAGCCGAAACATCTTCCGAATAGATTATCTCAACAGTCATAACACTGTCTGGCACCGGGCGAAGCGCAAGCTCAGCGCCAACAACCGTGTAAATCTTGGGCCGACCACCACCAGATGTGGCGTAGGTTTCGTAGTAATCCTTTGGCGATGCGTATTCCAGCACATCAATCGGATCAGTGTTTAGCTTTACCAAACGAATTTTACGCAAGTCTGTCGGCAGGCTGATAAACTCATCACTAGCAGAGGTAGACGCCTGCGCCCGCTTTTCCTGTGAACGAGTTTCAAGCTCACGGCTCATGCGAGACTCAGCAAGCGTGATAAAGTCAGGGATTTGCGAGGTTAGGTCAGAACGCGCCAAAAAGTTGGCTATCGCTGTCTGTAGCTCTGCATAGGTTGAGATTGCCATTACACTGTGCCGCCAGTTGTTCTAAAGAAACGATTTTCGCGGTCATTCAGCCATCTGCGCCACTCAGTTGGGTTTTCCTTCGGCTGACCGAATTTTTCCACTAAGGAGTAATACAGAGGCGCAGGTATATCCGCGACCTTTTGCTTATGCTTTTGGGTGTTGCCAATCAGTGAGCCATAGCGCCAACTGTTAGCCTCTTCCTTAGCGGTGTTAAGAATGGGCGTAACGTCCATTTCAGTGCTGACATAGTTGCCATCAGTTTCGCCGTGGAAGTAAGTTTTCTTTCCCGTAAGAGGGTCGGAGTTTATTAGTTTTTTCATACTCGCCTCAAAGAAAAAGGGGCCGCCGAAGCAGCCCCTTGCAGGTTTAGTTAATGTTGTTTTGGCTTATGAGCCGTTCAGACCAATCACAGCCGCGTGAGCCTTTGGAGCCTTCACGATCAATGTCCACTCAGACACGATTGCGAACTTGGTTGCGTCACCAGTAGATGCAACGTCAGAAACGCTAAACATACGACCGGGCAGTGAGCCAAGACATACATAATCGGTGTCGATCAAATACATTTCTGAGTTTGGACACTGACGATCAACAGTCACGCTCAACTCGCCAAAGTCTGACAAGTAAAGTGAAACTGAGCCAATGATTGACGCCTCTTTAGGCGCTGTCATTGTGATCTGGTTGGTTGCCACTGAGCCAGAAGACAGACCTGAGAAGTTCTGCTTGTTGGTTGGTGACATGAGCAACATGTTTGGCGAGCCGCCATCTGTATATGCAGCAAGCATAGCAGCGTCGATTTTCGCCAAGGTTAATGCAGCAGCCGTACCAGTAAGGTCAGCAGCGTCAGAACCGTCACCAGTTGCAGCAGCCATGTCAGATGGCTTATCAACATTGGTAATCCAAGTGATAAGCTTCGCAGCTTTACGAGGATCAGACGCAGAGCGAGCTTCGTTCTTAAACAAAGACTTCTCAATGTCACGGCGTTGCTCAAGGCCTTTAAGTACCTTAACATCGTTGTGTTCAATTAGGAGCGCTACTTCCTAATCCGTTCTTTCGAACCGCTACATATTTCTATGCAGACCAGACTATATCATAACCATTACGGTTCTGGGCGCTTCCACTCGCTTGAGTGTACTCCTTGCGGATAGTCGTTGAACGTTCCTCGTTAGAGGCTTCGCTGCTGATTACCTTATCCCGAAGGACTTAGGCTTCCCAGCAATTCACCCAGTTTATACTACGCTAGTGTATGGTTAACGCAGTTTCCTTGTCGCGCCCGGCTTTGTCCACCACATCAAGAGTGTTGGAAACAGAAGCAGCCTGCACACTAATCTGGTGGTAGTTACCAAGGCGTGTGGTTGGGCTTGGGTTTGCATAAGAATAATCAGCGCCTTCGTTGACATAGTTTGTGTCAACAGCAGCAGCCAATTCTTGCACTTGCCACTCGTGGAAAATACCCTTGGTAGTTTCCTTTTGCGAGTTGCTCACAAGGGGGGTTTCGTCGGGATCGCAATTCCCTCTCACCTTTCGATGAGGATTGGACTATATCATCACTACAAGGCAATGTGTACTTGCAGCGCTGGGCGCTCTAGCCTGTTATTAAGGGGGCTTACCCCTCAGGTAGTCTCTGAACCTTCTATCGCTGTGTGGATAGCTTGGATGCTGATTGCCATATCATCTCTGACTTAGGGTTCCAGCAGTTCACCCAGTTTAGACCGCACCGATCTTAGTTAATGCGGTAAATCACATCGCTCAGGTCTTCTCTCTCGCCAATGGCGGTTGAGCTAGTGTAAGTAGCCATAATGGCCTCCTAAAAAGTTAGCGGGTTAAGAGGTATTGAACAGCAGCATCCTTGCTGCCGGACTTCCTCAGGTTGTCAAAAGCTTTGCGCTTTCGCTCTGTTGCAGAGTCGCCCTTGGTTTTAGGTTGCCCACTTTTCACCATCTTAGGTGCCGTCTTTACCTTCTTTGCAGCAATAGGCCTTTGTGACTGCAAGTTGTCGTAAAGATAGGCTTTGCGCATAAGATCAACATAACGGCTATCAACAGCGTTGTTCAGCTCTTCGGTTGTCCAACCTTTTGTCTGAGCATAGCTGGCAATAGCTGCCTTTTCACGAGCCTCGACTTCTGAATCCTTCCACTCAGGGATTAGCTCCAAAAGCTTTTTTTGCTCTTCTGCCAGTTTTATCTGGCGCATACGCAACTGCTCGGCCTGCACAGCTTGCTGCTTGGCTTGAGCGTCACGCTCTTGATCTCGCTGCCTAACATATTCCAGCGGGTCGCTCTCATACAGCCCATCCCAATATGCCTGATCTTTAGGCTGGGTGCTTTGCTGTAATTGTTGAGCCATTAAGTTAAGGGCTTGCTCGTACTGCTGACGAGCCTGCTCAGTAGACGCTTTCTCAGCCTCAACAGCTTTACGCTGCTCAGCCGCATCTTGTAGTCTTTTCTGAGCCGTTTTTTCTAGCTGATAGCTCTTGATAAGTTCATCAATCGTAGCCTCACCTTCTTGGCCATCAACCTTGACAGAATAGGTGTCGATAGTCTCGACCTCTTCACTGTCTTCCTCAACCTCTTCGACTTCCATTTCGGCTTGGCTGTCATCAGCGGCCTCAACTTCTATCTCTTCGGTTTCGGGTGCCTCTACTTCATTCGCTTCGGCGGTTTGCTCTTGAACCTCGTCGCTTACCTCGGGAGGGGCTTGGGTGTTCAAAAGTAAGTTTACAGCATCATGCTGCGAAAGGCTGGATTCCTGTGGAGTACCAGACATATTAAATTCTCCAAATTGTTAAGGACTATTTTCGCAGCGCATCCATTTGCTGACTGGCCATCTTGCCCGTCTGCACAACACTCTCAAAGTGTAACTGGAAAGCTTCCAATGCTTTCAGCAAATGGAAACACTGCTCACGAAAAGCGGTGTCACTCGGGTCACTTCCTGACCAACCTTCGACATACGTTTTTCGTAATTCCTCAAAAGCCTCTATCACCAAAGGCTCACGCAATATCGCCGCAGCTCTCGCTCCGCGATGTTGCTCGTCTATAAGATCACTCATGCTCTTGGCAGGTTGTCCGAAACATTACCGCCAAACGCCAACTTCTGCTGGCGAAGCTGTAATTCAGCCTCAAGCTCAAATCTGCGCAACTCAAGCTCAGCCTGCATCTTCTCACGCTCAAGCGCCAGTTCAGCCTGCATCTTCTCACGCTTCAACGCTATCTCAGCCTCAAGCTTAGCCTGCTCTATACCTGCTGAATTATCCTGAGCCTGCTGCTGAGCGCCCTGCGCAATCTGAGCATCAATCTGATCACCAGAAGCAAAAAACTGATCGGTGTCCTTGAAGCCTGCCATTTCAGCAATGCGTTTGAGCGTATTCACATACTGGCTAGGCTTAACCACCGGGTTTTGCGGGCCAAGCTGTGAAATGATCTGCTCTTGCTTACCTGCAATCTGCGCAAGCATAGCCATCTTTTCATCTTCGCGGCCATTACCAAGGCCAACCTCAATGCTTAAATCAAAGCCATTCGCCCAAGCACGAGGATCAATGCTAACAAACTCACCACGAATACGCACAACACGCTCGCTATCCTGATGCTTTTGCAGCAAATGCAAAACACCTTTTGCCAAATCACGGCATCCCGTTTCAGCAAAAACCCTAGCAATCATTTCAATCTTAAGTTGCGCACCTTGGATAGTCGCATTGACAGCACTTGCAGTCGTGCTTTGTAGCGTACTCGGATCGAGGCCCATCGAAGCTTTAGAAAAACCCGTGCGCTGATCACGAATCTGA